GGTTGTGACTCTTATGATATATCTGGAGTGGTAGTGGGGAAGGGATCTAATGGAGCTTTGCATGGACTAACTAAATTTAGTATGGAAGACGCTCCATCTAATGAGTTCTTTTTAGAATATATTGCCCGACCACAAACTGCTGAGATATTCTTTGAAGAAGTTTTAATGGCTTGTATTTTTTATGGTATGCCTATACTTTGTGAAAATAATAAACCTCGTTTATTATATCATTTTAAAAATAGAGGATATAGAGGTTTTTCATTAAACAGGCCAGATAAAACTTATAATAAATTATCTAAAACAGAAAGAGAGTTAGGTGGAATCCCTAACACTTCTGAAGATGTAAAACAGTCACACGCATCAGCTATAGAATCTTATATAGAAAAATATGTAGGAATAGATTTTAATGGAGAATATAGGGATGCGGGAGATATGGGTACTATGTATTTTGGGAAAACATTAGAGGACTGGGCAAAGTTTGATATTAGTAACAGAACTAAGTTTGATGCAGCTATTAGTTCTGGCTTAGCTATTATGGCTAATCAGAAACACTTATATACACCATCTAAACAACAATCAAAAATAATCGTTAACTTTGCAAGATATAATAATACCAGCAACAAAAGTCAAATAATCACATGAAAGATGTCAAAATAAATATTAGTTCTGCTGTATTCCCTAATCAATTTGCTACAGATAAACAAAAGGCAACAGATGAGTTTGGATTACAGGTAGGGCAAGCAATACAGTACGAATGGTTTAGAAAAGATGGAATGCGTTGTAGGTTCTATAATCAATGGAATGAATTTCATAGATTAAGACTTTATGCTCGTGGGGAACAATCAGTTGCTAAGTATAAAAATGAATTAGCAGTAGACGGAGATTTATCATATTTAAATTTAGACTGGACTCCTGTCCCTATCATACCTAAGTTTGTAGACATTGTTGTTAATGGAATGTCAGACAGATTGTTTAAAGTTAATTGTATTGCTCAAGATGCTATGTCAGCAGAAAAAAGAAATCAGTTTCAAACAATGGTTGAGACTAATGTGGCGGCAGAGCAGTTATGGGGACAAATAGAAAAAGACTTTCAAGTTCAAATGTTTAATGTTGATCCTGAAACTTTACCGCAGAGTGATTCTGAGATGGAGTTGTATATGCAACTTAATTATAAGCCAGGGATTGAGATTGCAAATGAAATTGCTATCAATACTATGTTGGAAGAGAATCATTATGTAGACATTCGTAAAAGAGTGGATTATGATATTGCCACATTAGGTATAGGAATAACTCGACACTCATTTCAACCAGGTGATGGTATCAAGGTAGACTATGTTGATCCTGCTAATGTTGTTTATAGTTATACAGAAGATCCTTATTTTAAAGATTGTTTTTATTGGGGTGAAATTAAAACTCTCCCTATTACAGAATTAATAAAGATTGATCCTGATATTACTAATGAACAAATGGAGGAAATATCTAAATACAGTCAGTCATGGTACGATTATTATAATGTAGCACAGATGTATGAGAACAGTATGTTCTCCAGAGATACTTGTACTTTATTATATTTTAATTATAAAACCACTAATAGTTTTGTATATAAAAAGAAAAAAACTGCAGAGGGTACTTATAAAACCGTAGAAAAGAATGATGAGTTTAATCCTCCACAAGAAATGATGGATGAAGGTGGGTTTGAAAAAGTAGAAAAAAGAATTGATGTTTGGTATGAAGGGATAATGGTTATGGGAACAAATATTATCCTGAAATGGCAAATGATGGAGAATATGGTAAGACCTAATTCTGCTAATCAATTTGCTATGCCAAATTATGTGGCTTGTGCACCAAGAATGTATAAAGGTGTTTTAGAATCTTTAGTAAGAAGAATGATTCCTTTTGCTGATCTAATTCAAATAAGTCATTTAAAAATACAACAGGTGGTATCTAAAGTAGTGCCTGATGGTGTGTTTATAGATGCTGACGGGTTAAGTGAAGTTGATCTTGGAACAGGAGCAGCCTATAATCCAGAGGATGCTTTAAGATTATATTTTCAAACAGGTAGTGTAGTAGGTAGAAGTTATACGCAAGACGGTGAGTTTAATAATGCTAAAGTGCCTATTACTCAATTAACTTCAAGTAGTGGTCAAAGTAAGATGCAAATGCTTATAGGAAATTATAATCATTACTTAGGAATGTTAAGACAAGTAACAGGTCTTAATGAGGCACGTGATGGTTCGATGCCAGATCCAAATTCATTAGTTGGAGTTCAGAAGTTAGCTGCTTTAAATTCTAATGTAGCTACTCGACATATATTAAATGCAAGTTTATATATAACAAAAACTTTAGCTGAAGCTCTTTCAATAAGGACTGCAGATATTTTAGAGTATGCAGATTTCAGAGATGAGTTTGCGATGCAGATTGGTAAATATAACTTAGGTATTTTAGAAGAGATTAAAAATCTTTATATATATGACTTTGGAATCTTTATTGAGATGAGTCCTGATGAAGAAGAAAAACAGCAGTTAGAAGCTAATATTCAAATGGCCTTACAAAACGGAGGTATTGATTTAGAGGACGCTATTGATATTAGAACTATTAGTAATTTAAAAATGGCTAATCAATTATTAAAAGTAAAGCGTAAGCAAACAGAAGCTGAAAAACAAAAACAAACCCAACAGGCTCAGGCTATGCAAAACCAACAAGCTCAACAATTGCAACAAGCGCAGGCTCAAGCTAAAATGCAACAAACTCAGCAAGAGATTCAAGCTAAGATTCAAATTAAGCAAGCAGAGATTTCTTTTGAAATTGAGAAACAAAACAATGAAGCTGAGCTTAAGCGTAGACTAATGGATGTTGAGTTTAATTACAACATGCAGCTTAGAGGTATGGAGCAAGAGCAAATAGACAGGCGGGAACAAAAGAAAGAGGATGGTAAATCTCAAAGAATAGCTGAAGGAAATACTCAGCAATCTAAAATGATTGAACAGCGTAAAAGAAACTTACCAGCTATGAACTTTGAATCTAATGAGGATAGTTTAGATGGATTTGATTTAGCTGAATTTAACCCAAGATAATGGGCTTAAAAATATAATAAAATTAGTATTAACTTTGTAACCTAAATTAAATTAAATAAAATGGAAGAGAATAAATTTACAGTAAAAGACGTATCAGGGGTTGAAAAATCCAAAGTAGAAGTAGAAGAAAAGCTACTTAAAGAACATGAAGAGAAGTTTGAATCAACAGAAAATACAGATTCAACAGTAGAGAAATTAGAATTAAAGAATGAGAATCAACAAGAAGTAGAAACTCAAGCGTCAGAGTTAAAAGATGCAGACGTTCTTTCTTATATTAAAAATAGATACGATAAAGATATCGAATCAGTAGATCAGTTGTTTGAAACAAAAGAATCAAACGATGATTTACCAGAAGATGTTGCAGCGTATTTCAAGTACAAAAAAGAAACTGGAAGAGGAATTAATGATTTTGTGAAATTACAACAAAATTATGAGGAAATGGACAGTGATAAATTGTTATCTCACTACTATTCTCAAACTGAAGAAGGTTTAGATAGTGAGGATATTAAAGACTTAATGGTAGATAAGTTTGGTTATGACGAAGATTTAGATGAACCAGCTGCTATTAAGAAGATTGAGAGAGCAAAGAAAAGAGAACTTGTAAAGGCTAAAAAGTTTTTAAATGAACAGAAAGATAAATATAAAACTCCTCTTGAGTCAAGTGGGGGTGGATTATCTGGAGAGTCCATGGAGGAATTTAATAGCTATAAAAGTTATGTAGAGGAATCTACCAGTGCGAAAGAAGCACAGAAGAAAAGGTATGACTATTTTCTTAATAAAACCAATGAGGTTTTTAACGATGAGTTCAAAGGTTTTGAGTTCAATGTCGGGGAAAAAAGTTTTATGTTTAAACCTGGTGATAGTGCTGAGTTGAAAAGTAAGCAATCTAATGTTAATAATTTCGTGAATAAATACATGGATAAAGACAGTGGATTGATGAATGACGCTCAGGGATATCATAGAGCTCTGTCAGTTGCTATGAATCTTGACAAATTTGCTGAATTCTTTTATAATCAGGGAATGACCGAAGCTGTAGATAATGTTTCTAAAAAATCTAAAAACATTAATATGGATATTCGTAAAGCCCCACAAAGTTTCAACAAAGATGGATTGAAGATTAGAGCTGTAGGCGATAATAGCAGTGGTAAGGGACTCAAAATTAGAAGTATAAAACACAAATAATAATTAAAAAAATTAAAAAAAATGGCAGTAATTACACCTCCAGGATTTGATCTACAACCAAGTGGACAACAAGTAGCCCTGGCAACAAATTATATTAACAACTTTGATTTTCTTTCTCAGTATCTTCCTGATACTTATGAAAAAGAATTTGAAAGATATGGTAATAGAACAGTAGCATCATTCTTAAGAATGGTTGGTGCTGAAATGCCTTCTAACTCTGACCTTATTAAATGGGCTGAGCAAGGAAGGTTACACACTAAGTATACAGCATGTACATCTGCAGCAGCAGCAGCAGCTAACGTAGCAGTATGGACTATCCCTACAGCTCAAGTTAATCCTCCAGCTCCAGCTTCATCTGCACCAGCTAATGGTTATGCAGCAATCAGAGTAGGTCAAACTATAATGATCTCTGATGAGACTGCTGGTTCAACTTTAAGCAACAAAGCTATTGTAACAGCTGTTTCAAACGCAGCTCCGTTTACAGTAACGGTAGCTTACTACGAAGCAGCGGGTCAAGCAGTAGCAGCAGGGATAAACTGTAGTATGTTTATTTATGGATCTGAGTTTAAGAAAGGTCAGTTAGGAATGGCTGGTTCTATTGAAGCTCAAGACTATATCTTTGAAAACTCTCCAATTATCATTAAGGACACTTACGAAGTAAATGGTTCTGACATGGCTCAAATTGGATGGGTTGAGGTAACTACGGAAAATGGTGCTAACGGATACCTATGGTACTTAAAGTCTGAGCACGAAACAAGACTTCGTTTTGAAGATTACTTGGAAACTGCAATGGTTGAAGCGGTTCCTGCAGAGGCAGGATCTGGTGCAGCAGGAGCAGCTGGTGCAGTAGGAAACAAAGGTTCTGAAGGAGTTTTCCATGTAGTAAACACAAGAGGAAATGTATGGAGTGGGGGTAACCCAGTAGCTCTTGCAGGTTTCGATTCAGTAATCCAAAGACTTGATAAGCAAGGTGCTATTGAGGAAAATGTAATCTTTGTTAACCGTCAGTTCTCATTTGATATTGATGATATGTTAGCTGCTCAAAACTCTTACGGAGCGGGTGGTACTTCATATGGTTTATTTGATAATGATGAAGAGATGGCTTTAAACTTAGGATTTACAGGATTCAGAAGAGGTTATGATTTCTATAAGTCAGACTGGAAATACTTAAACGATCCTACTATGAGAGGTGGTTTAACAGGTGGTGCAATCAATGGACTTATGGTTCCAGCTGGTTCTACAACTGTATATGACCAAATCTTAGGTAAGAACGCT